ATTTTAGAAGCACCAATAACGCAAGTCCTCGGAAGCGTGGTTTTTTTTTATCAAGTATACAGAAATTGGATAAAGAGTTCGAAGGATTATTTGATTCGGGAGATGATGGAGAACAAGCTAACGAGATATCAAGCCGAAGCGGTTCATCAGTCTTTATGCAGTATTATGGATGGATATACCAAACCGAATTGGTTGCTACATTCGAAAGAATCACGCTTGAAGAGGCTTATGAGTTACCTACGCTCCAATTCCTTAATGACTTGGCATATCTTAAATCGAAAAGCGAATACGAAGCAGAAGAACTAAAAAAAGCGTATGGCAAAAAGTAGCAAACAGAATTTAGATGAAGTATTTGCAGGTTTAGAAAACGTAGTTCCGGGTTCTAAAGAATATGAGGAAGTCAATCTAATTGGGGTTGATAAATACCTTCGTGTATCTATTGAGGCATTTTTAAAAAGAGCAAACGATAATATAATAAAATATAATTTAGTTAGTTCTGGAAATTTACAAGATTTAGGTTTTAGTGTTACAGAAAATAATAATGGTTATACTATAACAGTTGGATATAGTAAAGATAATCCGGCTTCAGAATATTATGATTATGTGAATAAAGGGGTAAGGGGTTTTATATCAGGAACTCCAAATTCGAAATATACATTTAAAAGTGCTTTTCCAAATAGGAAAATGGCAGCTAACATATTTTCTTGGATAAACAAAAATAGAATTAGAGATAAATATGAGGCTAATGTTAATAAAAGTCAACTCGGTAAAAAAAGAGCAGGATTAACAAAAATGGTTAGCGAGGCTAAAAATAAAAGAGGTTTAGCTTATGCAATAGCCACAGGAATAAAAAAGAAAGGATTGAAAAGAACATTATTCTTTGATGATGCAATAGCATTCGCTTTTGGTCAAGATTTTGTAAATGGATTAGCAAAAATATTAGGCAAACAAATAACGCTACAAATAGGGGGAAATTATGGCAATAGTAATCAATAGTTCACCGGATATTTATTCAAGCCTACACGCTCCGTTATGGTATGTGGTAGGTTCAAATAATAACTTGCAAACAAATTTTAAATATGTTTGTGATGTTTACGTAGGTGGCAATCTCGTGGCAAGATTAAAATCATATCCACAACCTGTATCAACAAAAGGTATTTTTAATGTTTCATCAATAATAAGAAACTATTGGGCATCATATTTTAAACCAGACATCGTAACCCCTTCGGCTTTCTCTTATACAGGTTCAGATATTTATGTAGATTTTGAAATTAAATTCGGAGAAGAGTACGATGGAACTACATACACAAATTTAGCTACAAGTACAAAGAGAGCCTATAACTACGTTCAAGATTATCTTTACACTCCGACAAGTCCGATGTATCTTACTCCGTTAGAATACGAAACACAATACCAAGGAATTTATTTATCAAATCGTGACTATGCCAATATCTACTTTAACAAAGAAAGATTACAGACAGGGTATTTATTCCTTTCCTTTTTATCGGATGCGGAGAATACTACTAAAACACACTCTATTGATGTTTCTGTATGGAACGGAAGTACAACAACAAACTACACAGGAGCAGGGGTAAGTTTTAAGGACTTCGCTTTGTTAGACATTTCTCCAAGAGCAATCAACGATTATATTGCTTCATCAATAATTACTTCCACTACTGTTTATTATGATGTTAAAATAAAGATTGCAGGAAATTTAAGAGACACCGCAAGAGTGTATTTAAATTGTACGCAGAACGATGTAGTTACTTTACATTTCTTAAATGCTCTTGGTGGTTATGATACGATGGATTTTACCGCAGTTAATAGACAAACAAGAAACGTAGAAAAGAGTTTGTTTGAAGGTTTTGAATACGGCTATAACGATGGAGTGTATGATGCATCAATGAGTAGGGCAAATGCTTATGGAGTTTTATATGGTGGAAGTACACAGTTTGCTACAAGGCAAAGATTAACCTATAAGTTGATTTCCAATTGGTTAAGCTATATTGATTATTTGTGGGTTAAACAATTAATTGCATCTCCAGAAGTATATCTTGAAAGAGGTAATAATTTTATTCCTATTAAGATTGGAACAAATAGTTGGACAGAGAAAAAGCGTTACGCAGATAAGACCTACAATTTAGAACTTGATATTGAAATCGGCAATAACATAAACTCACAATTCAGATGATAACTGAAATCTACATTGAAAATACAAGGTTAGATTTAAGCAAAGATTTATCATCAGAATACACTTATGCTATTGATGATATACAAGATTTTGCTTCTCGTAATACTAACTTTTCCAAAACTATAATCCTACCCGGTAATGCAATCAACAACAAAATATTCGGACATACTTTTGAGTTTACCTCAAGCAACTTCTATAACCCTTCAGCAGATAACGTGGGTTACAACTTTAACGCAGCAAAAGCAGCAAGTTGTGTTATTTATGTAGATAAGATACAAGTATTTAAAGGCATTTTAAGGCTATTAGAAATAACTATTGATAGGGGAACAATAGAATACGAGTGTGCAGTTTTTGGGGAATTAGGCGGGTTTATAACGGCTTTAAATAATAAAAAGTTAGAGGATTTAGATTTTAGTTCTTATGACCACCAATGGACATATAATAACATAGTTAATTCTTGGCAACAGGCTTCTGGTACTACCGCATCTGGAATGGGATATTATTATCCTCTTATTGACTACGGACAAGTATCGCATCCAGATAATAACCATCCGAAACGAAGTTGGATATATAAAGCCTTCAGACCTGCATTATTTGTTAGGGAATATTTAGATAAGATAATCACTAATTCGGGTTATACTTGGGAAGGAGATTTCTTTAATTCAAATCTTTTTAAAAGGTTAGTAATACCTAATAACCAAAAGTCATTTTCAAGGTTAAGGAACTATAACTTCCAACGTAGAAACTCAAGCTATACATTTACTGAAGCCGATGGTACTTCAAAGTTATTTCCATTACCTATTTCTGAATTAACACAGAACTATACACCAAACGGAACGTTTACACAATTTACTTATACAGGAACAAGTTTTACCGGACAATACGAAACGGATATAAGATTATTCTGGCAAAAGAATAGTTCCATTCCTTTCAACTTTGATGTTTTAGTAAACGGAACAATAGTTGGCACACATAGTTGGGAAAGTTCAACTTCTCCAACTCCTGTTCTTTTTGAATTAAAAGTAACTAATAACATTACATTAAATACAAACGATGTATTAAGTTTTAGATTCAGACAAGATATTGCGAGTGATTTTGAATTATCGGTACAAACAGGGCAAGGGTTAATAAGAATAAAAACACCGGGATTGGTGCCTGTTGATTTTGTTTTAAATGATATGCTTGAAGTAAATCAATCTATACCAAAGGGTGTATTTCAAAAGGACTTTTTTGCTTCGATAGTTAAAATGTTTAATCTATATGTTGTTGAAGATACAACCAGAGATAAGCATTTAAAGATTATTCCTTTTATAGATTACTATACAACAACGGCTAACTTCTTACAAGTAAATGACCTTGAAGAGGAATTGTTAGTTGATAATGTTGATTTGCTTTTATTAGATGATTATAGTGCTTCGCATTTAGATTGGAGTGCAAAAGTAGATAGAAGTAAACCCTATAAGTTAAAGCCAATGTCTGAACTTAATGGAAGATACTTTGAGTTTAAATATAAAAGCGATGCTGATTATTACAACGAAATATATTCAAAAAGATATTCCGAAGGATATGCAGACCATATAGAAGATACAGGATATGATTTTGCAAACGATAAACAAACATTAGAAATAGTATTTTCAGCTACTCCTTTGGTTGGTTATTCTGGAGAGGACAAAGTATTCCCAACTATATTTAAACTTTCTAATACTCAAAATTCTCAATCCGAAGATACAATAGACCATAACATTCGGATAATGCAAATTCGTAAAGTTAATGATGTAACAACTTGGTTCATTAAAGATGGCAACCAAAACATAGGTGCAGGTTTAACAAGCTATGGTTATGCAGGACATTTAGATGACCCGGATACCGCAACTTCTGATATAAACTTCGGTGTACCTAATCAATTGTATTTTACCTTATCTGTAAATTACCCTTCAGCTAATTTGTTTAACGGATTCTGGAGTGATTACGTTGCGGAAATAACAAACAAAGATTCTAAACTTTTAACTTGCAATCTCTATTTAAAAATAACCGATATGTATGGTTTAGATTTCTCAAAACTGATATATATAGATGGTGCTTTATGGAGATTGAATAAAGTTATTGACTACAACCCTACGAACCCCGAAAGCACTAAATGTGAATTTTTACGAGTAATTGAATTAACATACGAATAATGGATTTAGATATTAAAAAAATACAACAAAACTTTATTGTATCTAACGAAAGTATTTCGATTAGCTATAATGCTATTTCTGGTTTATTGAATATCTATTCTTTAAAGCAAGAAAAGTCAATCGTAGAAGCACAAAACAAAGTTTCACTATCTCAATATTTGCCTACAAATAACACCTTACTACTGAAAGACAAAAGGGTAAAAGTAAAATATGTTACACCCTCTACTTGGAATGATGCTTTTAAATTAATTAAATTATTATGGCAAACGAGACAGTTGGCGTAAATGTCAATATAAAAACCAATGTTGCAGGTTCTATTGGGGAATTAAAGGCTTTAAAAAAGCAATTAAAAGAAACTGCTGCTGGGTCTGATGAATTTGTTAAACTCACGAATCAGATTGATGATTTAGAAGATAAACTTAAAGGAAGTAAACAAGCCGCAGGAGATTGGGTTGACCAATTAGCTTCAGCACCGGGTCCTCTTGGTCAAGTTGGTGGTGCATTAAATAGGTTAAAAGTATCTACTCAAAGTTTTGGTGGAGCATTGAAAGCTACCGGAATTGGTTTGTTTGTAGCTGCGTTAGGTGGTTTGATTGCTGCTTTTGCTCAATCAGAAAGGGCAACTAAAAAACTACAACCTTTACTAATAGGATTTGAAAGAATATTCAATGGAATATTTGCAGCTATTGAACCTGTCTTTGATGCTTTTATAGATTTAGCAACAAAGGCTTTACCTTATGTAACACAAGGGTTTGGTGTTGCTTATTCAGCGATTACTTCATTTATTCAAGGTATTGGTACTTTAGGACAAGCGGTAGGTAAGTTATTACAAGGAGATTTTGTTGGTGCTTGGGATAGTGCAAAAGAAGCCGTTACAGGTTTTGGGAAAAGGTATGATGATGCCAACAAAAGATTTATATCTGGCACAAAAGAAGTAACTAAAATTGAGCAAGAAGAATTAGATAAGAGAAAAGCGGCAGCAGAAAAAGCAGCAGAGGAAAGGAAAAAAAGACAAGAAGAAGAAGAAGCCGAAGAAAAGAAAAGATTAGAAAGGCAATTAGAATCAAGAAGGGCTTTGCTTATTTATACACGCGATGAATTAAGAAAGTTTGAAAAAGAACAAGCTGAAGCAGATAAAAAAAGAAGAGAAGAAGCCGAAGCAGAAGCAGCGTTAAATACAAGAAAAAACTTAATAAATCAAGTTTCATCTGCACAAGAAGTTAGTAAGGCTTTATCTGTTATTACTGCTAATAACTTACAATCAGCAAGAGACCAATATTCATCTTTATTAAGTTTTGAAATTGAATCTGGTAATTTATCATATAAAGAACAAGAAAAAAGATTTCAACAAATTCGTGAACTTGAAAGACAAAAATTAATAGATAGACAAGCAACACAAGCTGAACTTGATTTATTTGATAAACAATCTAAAGAACAAGAAAAGAAAAGAGATGAAGCAGCAGCGGAAACAAAAGCACAAATTATTTCTGGAGCATTAGGTACTATTGCTGATGCCGTTGGAAGAAATACAATTGCAGGAAAAGCTGCATCTATTGCTCAAGCTACTGTTGATACTTATGCGGGAGCGAACAAAGCATTGGCTACTTATGCACCACCATTTGGAGCAATTGCTGCGGGTACAGTTATTCTTGCGGGATTATTAAATGTAAGAAAAATTATTGGAACTAAAATACCACCGCCACCGGGTTCAAAAGGAGTTAGCGATAACACTACGGCACCTGCTGCTGCACCTATTACACCGGGGCAATTTATACAATCAAGTCCTACTGTATTAAATGCACAAGCCATTCAAGAATTAGGTTCAGCAACTAATAGAGCCTATGTTGTTGAAAGTGACGTCACTAACTCACAAGAAAGAATAAGAAGAATTAATAGGGCTGCAAGATTAAGTTAAAATCTATTTATAGTTATGGAAAAAGAATTACCAATATACCGATTAGATATAGTTGAAGATTTAGAATCAAATGTCGAAGTGGATTTTGTCGCATTAGTTGATAGACCTGCGATTGAGAAATCATTTTTAGCGTTTCAAGATTCGTATTCCGATTATCCAGATTCAGTTAGTAACAACGCAAAGGCTGCTTTAAAATGGGCAGATGAAAACGGATGGGGTTCTTGCGGTACTCCTGTTGGAAAGCAAAGAGCAAACCAATTAGCAAACGGAGAGCCGATATCTTTTGAGACAATTAAAAGAATGTACTCTTTTCTTTCAAGACACAAAGAGAACGCTCAAAGTTCAAAGGGTTACGGAGATGGTTGTGGGCAATTAATGTACGATGCGTGGGGTGGAGCAAGTGCTTTAAGTTGGGCAGAGGCTAAAATAAATTCAATAGAAAAACAAAAGTTTGCCATTCAAGATGAAGAGGAAAGGATTATTTCCGGTGCTTTGATGTTAGCCGATACTCCTATTTACCGAAACGATGCCAATGGGGAATACTATGTTGTTTTTACTAAAGATACTATTAAAAAGATTGCTCAAAAATACTTTAAGAAAGGTTACCAAAATAACGTAAATTTGATGCACGATTCCGGTCAAGTAATGGATGGGGTAACAATGTTTGAGAGTTGGATAGTAGATGAAAACAGAGGGATAAAACCGATGAAGGGTTTTGAAGATGTAAAGGATGGTAGTTGGTTTGGTTCTTTCAAAGTTGAGAACGATGAAGTTTGGCAGATGATTAAGGATGGCAAAGTACAAGGGTTTTCGGTTGAGGGGATATTTAATTACAAAACTCAATCGAAGGAAGAGAAGATGATGCAAGACATCATTGATATTCTAAAAGAGGTTTCATAGTTAGTTTTCATAGTTTTGTTTGAAGGGGGGGTGTTTCTACACTCCCCTTTTTCTATTTGGTCACTTACGTAAGTGTTTACTATTTATGGGTAAATTCTTTATGTCTCCACAAGAAGCATTATTAAAAATCAAGGCGATGTTCGCTGAACAACAAGAAGTTGTTGCTCCCGAAGTTGCCGTAGCCAATTTCGCTGAATATGTTTTAGCGAGTGGTGTTAAAGTTATGGTTGATAAACTTGAGGTTGGCGGTAAGGTTACTCTTTTAGATGAAGCCGGGAATGAAGTTCCTGCTCCTGTCGGAGAGCATACTCTTGCTGATGGTTCTGTTATCGTTTTAGATGAAACAGGCACAATCCTTGAGATTAAAGTTCCAGAAGTTGAAGTTGAAATCGAAGCACCAGAATCTGAAGTTGAATTAATGAAGAAGAAGGTTGCTGAAATGGAAGCACAACTTGAGGCTTTAAAAGGTTACAAGAAAGAAGCTGAAGTTAAAATGAGCGAGAATATTGCTCAAATGAACGATAAGTTCTCAAAAGCTATTTCTGAACTTACAGATGTAGTTATCGAACTTACTAAAACTCCTTCAGTTGCTCCTACTCAACCAAAGCAATTCACAAAGCATTTCGAATCTAAAAACGACAAAATCTCTCGTTTTCTTTCTAATTACGCAAAATAAATTTTTAAAAACTTAAAATTTAATAACAATGGCTTTTGATGTTTCAGCATTAGCAAATTATACCAAAGAGAATGAAGC